GCGCCCGCGGGCGCGAACTTCGTCTTCAGCTCGACCCAGCGCACGGTCATGGTGTACCTCGGGTACGCCACCAACCAGAACCTGTCGCACCTGGAGTTCCTGGTGGCGACGGCGGCCGCGGGCGGCACCTTCGCCGCGGTGGCCAACTTCTACACCGGTACCGGAATCACGCTGTCCAAGGTCGGCACGGACGTGACCGTGACGACCCAGCTCCAGTCCACCGGCCTGAAGACGATCGCCATGCCGGGCACCATGAACGGCTACCTGGTGGCGGCCATCTGCCTGACCTCGATCTCCCCCACGACCTTCCCGCAGATCAAGGCCACCGCACCGCTGGATGCTGCGCTGATGCAGACCCCCTCCGGTTCGTACATGGCTGGCTACTCCAATGGCGCCACGCTGCCCGCCACCATCGCGTTGAACTCGGGGTGGACGGTCAGTGCGCAGAAGCCCTGGATGGCTGCGCGCGCATTCTGACCTGGTCTCCAGTTCGTCTCGGTTGTCTCACCCCCTTAATTAGGGGTTATGATCGCCAGGTCGGGTGATCGCGAGGCCGGGAGTTCCACATGAGCAAGATCGTCTTCGTCATCGGTGAGCCGGGGGTTGGGAAGTCCGCACTGATCACGGAGGCGTTCGGCCGCTTCGGACGGGCCGCCGTTGACCACCGCGCGGCCGGCGGCCCGATGCGGGAATTGCTGTGGCGCGAGGCTGACCTGATCGGGTGTGAGCTGGGCCGTCGCGTCGGCTCCCCGCCGCCCGTCTTCCCGGGCACCGACGCGATGAGCCAGACCGCCATCGTCGGCGTGGACGCGTGGCTGTGCGACGGCGCCGACGGGCTGGGCCTGATCGTGCTCGAAGGCACCCGGCTGGCGAACAAGCGCTTCGTGAACGCCGCGGTGGCGGGTGGCCACCAGCTCCAGCTCTTCTACCTCTACGGACCGCCGGAGGCCAGCGCGCGCCGTCGCGAGCGCGGCACCGAGCAGGATCCCCGCTGGGTGAAGGGGCGCCAGACTGCCGCCGCGAACTTCTACCAGCTGTGCGGCCGGATGCGGCGAGAGTTCCCCGACCAGATCGCGACGTACGTCTTGCCGGCGAAGCGTCCCGTGGAGGACAACGCGCGGTACCTGCTGGCCATGGCCGGTCTCGCCGCGCCCGTCTCTCGCTGATCCGGCCCAGTCGCACGCCAGGAAGGAGACGGGCGGTGCCTCCGAGGAAGCGCAACCTCCACGCGGTCGGGACCCAGAAGAGCGCCCCGCGCGCCACCGCGGCCCAGCTGCTCCAGCAGGGTGACGAGATCTTTCGGCTGGTCGCTCGGGGTTACACGATCACCGAGGCGGGCCAGACCTTCGAGCCTCCGCTGAGCCAGCAGAAGGCGAGCCGGCTCTACAACGACGCCCTGGCCCGCGTGATCGAGTCGGACACCTCGCTGCGCCAGGCGATGCTGGAGCGCGAGCTGGAGACGTTGCGGCTCCTCAAGAAGGAGTGGATGGGCCCGGCCCTGAGCGGCGACGACAAGGCCGCGAACATCATCCTGAAGGTGATCGACCGGGTGGCCAACCTCGCCGGCCTGAACCAGACGCTGAAGATCCAGATCTCGAACCAGCGCGTGGATGCGACCGTGGCCGAGCTGGTCGACCTGCTCGACAACGGGGCGGAGGACCAGGTGCCCCGCCTGCTGGAGTCCGGCGTCCTGGTCATCGAAGCCCCCGTGGTGGAGACCGACGAGACCGAAGAGGATGAGGACGAAGGCGAGACGGCGGCGGGATGAACGAGGATGACCTGGTCGCCCAGATTCGAGCGAAGCTCGACCAGCTGAACCCCGGCGAGCGGCGGCTGGCCCAGCTCCGGATCGACCGGATCTTGCGCCGCAAGCGCGCGCTCGCGAAGTACCCGAGCCCCGGCCACCTCGCCCAGCTGATCCAGCCGGATACGGTCCAAACGAAGATGATGACCGCGCTCGACCAGATCGCGATCGCCGCGGACGCCGGTTTCCAGCGGCGGTGGATCATCAGTACCCCTCCGCAGGAGGGCAAGACGATGCGGATGGGCACGGCCGTGCCGCTGTGGCTGCTGATGCGGGACCCCACCCGCCGGATCGTCATCGCCTCCTACGAGCAGACCCTGGCCGCACGCTCGACACTCGCCGTCCGCCAGGCGATCGAGATCTTCGGTGCCGGCTACAAGGGCGATCGCAACTACGCCGGCCAGGAGGATCATCTGGGCCTGATCCTGGACCCGGACCAGGCGAAGCAGGCGAACTGGAACCTGATCGACGGGCCTGGCCGGCGGAACGGCGGCATGGTCGCGGTGGGCGTCGGCGGCTCGCTCACCGGCCGGTCCGCCGACGTGATGATCATCGACGACGCCATCAAGAACTCCAAGCAGGCCGACAACGCCACCCAGCGGCAGCTGATTTGGGAGTGGTACCAGGCCGTCGCCACGACGCGGCTTTCCCCGCGCGCCATCGTGATCGTGATCGGAACCCGGTGGCACGAGGACGACCTGATCGGCCGGATCATCAAGCAGGACAAGGAAGGCGTGGCCGAGTTCCGGCAGCTGGTCATCCCCGCCATCGCGAAGGGCAAGGACCCCCTGGGCCGCCGGCCTGGCCAGTACCTGAAGTCCACCCGCGGCCGGAGCGTGGCGGAGTGGAAGCGCATCCGGAAGCGGGTGGGCGAGCGGTTCTGGTCCGCGCTGTACATGGGTGAGCCGCATCCCCCGGCCGGGGGAATTTTCAAGCTGGAGTGGATCGAGAACCACCGGCGGCCGATGGCGCCGGAGCTATCGGTGGTGGAGGTCTTCGTGGACCCCGCCGACAACGAGGGCGAAGGCGACGAAGCCGGCATCATCACGATGGGCCGCGGCGCGGAGGACCAGCACCTGTACGTGCTCGCCGACGACTCCGGGCACATGACCTCGGGCCGCTGGTTCCGGGTCGCCTTCATCGCGGCCCTCCGGCACGACGCCTCTGCGGTGCGCTACGAGAAGTCGCTATCCGGGCTCCGGCGGATCGGGCGCAAGGCGTGGAAGGACTTGCTGCGCGAGGCGAAGAAGCTTCACGAACTCGATCCGTACAAGGGTTCCGAGTTCCGCCGCCGGCCCGAGCAGCCGGACGGGGAACTGATCTTCCTGGCTGCCAAGGAGCTGGCTCGCGACGACGCAGGGCCGGAGGAGATCGTGCGTCTCCAGCGAGACCTCACCGAGCTGTGGCCGTACGTCCCGAAGGTGATGGAACTGCCTGCCACCGGCATCCCGGTCCAGGCGTTCCCGGCCAAGGGCACGAAGACCTATCGCGCGAAGATGACCGGGCCGATGCACGAGTGGGGGCACGTGCACTGGGTCGGCGACTTCGTGGAGTTGAAGTACCAGCTGGTGGCCTGGCAGGAGAGCCAGGACAGCCCGGACCGGATGGACGCCTACGTGCACGGCGTCACCCGGCTGGGGCAGACCGGCGACGCGCTGATGGAGCCGCCTCCGCCGCCGGCCAAGGGCACGTCCCTGCCGAAGCGCCCGAGCGTGGAGCAGGGCGTCCTCCAGCGCCAGGGTGTCACCCGCTCCGGGCTGGGGGTCGCTGCCTCGCGGTACGGGCCATGACGGGGCCCCTTCAGCGCCAGGGCGAGACGCACACCCCCGGCGCCCTCGGGATGTCCCGGGCCGGCCACCAGGCTCGCGCGGTCCAGCTGGTCGTGGAAACCTTGCCGGATGGCGGGGTGCGGGTGTCGACGCCCCAGGCCCGCGGATGGGCCGGCGTGGCTCGCAATCCCGGCGAGCTGGCGCGCGTCGTCGCGAGCGCCTTCACCGAGGTGGAGGTGGCGGCGTACGCGGCGTGGAAGGGCGAGCTGTACGACCTGGACGAGATGACCGACGTGGACCCCGGCGACCCCACGACCGCCCTGCCGACGCCGCCGAAGCGGCGGAACCGGATGGTGCGCTCGGATGCCCAGCACCCGGCGGACTGGAAGCGCACCGAGGATGGGCGCTGGCGCTCGCCGGGTGGCCGGTACTACCGCGAGGAAACCCAGCTGGTGCAACGGGTCATGGCGAACCGGCGCGCGCTGGGTATCGTGGACCCACCCGCATAGGGGCTTGTCTCACCCCCAAAATGGGGGGTAGCATCCTGTCTCATGACCACCAAGACACCGAGCAGCGACGTGGAAACATCCGTCGCCGAAATGAACGGGCTCGCCGCGGACATCACCAGTGCCGTGGACAGCGGCCTGAGGTCGGCGCCGGGGTCGGACCGGCGGAACCTCGAACTCGGGGATGCGCTCGCCGGACTTGAGCACCTGGAAGCCGTGGTGCGCGCGCTTCGTACCGCGGTGGAGAACCTGCCGTGACCCCCGAAGAGCTGAACCAGCTCCAGGACGCCATGAACGCCCTGGATGACGCGTACTGGAACCACCGGGACACCGACTACGCCCAGGCGCTGGCGACGATCGTGGAGATCTCGACCGCCGCCCAGGAGAAATTGATCAAGGAGTCCCGCCGATGATGGCCCGGGGGCACTTCCTCTCCGGAGTGACGGCTGGCCTGCTGTGCTCGCCGCTGGCGGTCGAACTCGCCCCGGCGGGCACGGAGTCTTCGGCGCGAGCCCTGGCGCTTTCAGCGGCCTTCTCAGCCGCCGTTGGCGTGGGGGCCCTCTGGCCGGACATCGACCACAAGCCCGCCGTGATCTCGAAGATCATCCCCGGCGTCAGCCAGCTGACGTGCTGGATCATGCGCCACGCCAGCATGGTGATCTACGAGGCGACCCGGACGAACAAGGACCGCGTGGGCGGCTGCCACCGCACCTTCACGCACACCCTGCCGTTCGTCGTGCTCACCGGTGCCGGGCTCGCCGCCATCCTGCTGGCAACGCCCGCGGCCCCGTGGGCTGCCTTCGTCGGCGTGGCGCTCGCGCTCGGCACGCTGGTGCACATCCTGGGCGACGCCATGACGCTGTCCGGCGTGCCGATCCGCTGGCCGCTGCTCGACAGGAAGGGCCGCCGCTGGGGCACCTGGGGCTTCCGCTGGTTCCGCGCGGGCGGCCCCGTCGGCGAGCGGATCGCCACCCTGGTCTTCTCGGGTCTCGTGCTGGGCCTGGGAAGTCTCGCTCTTCTCGCGAACGGGGCGCCCTGGTGGACGCCCGTTCTCGCCCTGATCGGAGGTTGATCATGTCCCGTAGACAGGTGCCCAAGGGCGCCCGGCGCCGCGGCATCCAGGTCAAGGGCTCGCACGTCGGCCGGCCGGACGACCTGATCTCGATGCAGGCCCAGTCGATCGCGCGCCGGTACGCCCGCACCGACCGGCAGAGCCGCCCACTCCACTGCCAGACCCAGGGGAAGCTGATGTACGACTCCAAGGAGATCGCGAAGTCCACCGGGGAAGCCCTCCAGCGGCTCCGCGCCGTGCCGTACTTCGTCTACCCCTGCCCGCATTCCGTGCACTGGCACCTGACCACGCACGGCCACGGGGAGCCGGTGGCGTCATGAAGCATGAGCCGAACCCCGAGGAGCCCGAGCGCTGTCGCGCAACCGACCTGCTGGTCACCGAGTGCTCCGGCTGTCGGGGCTCCGATGAGTCCTTCGTGGATGCGCTGCTGAAGTCCGAGCCGGAACCGGCCATCGACTACGGCGAGCCGGACGACGATCCCAACCCGGACCAGGAGCTGGCCGCCCGCGCGCTGACGCCCATCCCCCGGGATCGCTTCTGGCTCCGCACCGGCGAGGCGGAGCCCCGCACGGCGGTACGCACCAGCCGAACCTTCCGTGCCAACTACACGGGCTCGAAGTGCCCGCTGTGTCCGAAGACGATCAACGCGGGCCAGTGGATCGTCAACACGAACCTGGGCTACGCCCACACGACCTGCATGGCGGAGGACCGATGACCAGCCGGCGAGGAACCTCGAACACCGCGATCCGCGGGAATGCGGCCCAGCGCCGCGCCTCGAAGCGGGCGCTGCTGGAGCGCGACGGCGACGGCGTGAAGGCGCCGTGCTGGGAGTGCGGCACCACGGTGACGTTCGAGGACATGGTCAGGGACAAGATCAAGACTGGGCGTGACGGCGGCCGCTACACGCTGGACAACCTGCGCATCCACTGCCAGCGCTGCTCCATGCTCCAGGGCCACCGGCTGGGCCTGGAGACCCGGCGCTGGCGAGCCTGGGCGAAGCGCGGGCTCCGCACCTCGCGGATCAGCCCCGGCGGCATCCGGTCGTCCCTGGCCGGCCACTGGTACGTCTACCTGGACGGAACGAGTGTCGGCTGGCTGGAGCGCCGACCCTGCTCCGGCACCTGGCGAGCCTTCCGGTACTCCATGACGGAGGCGCAGGGTGCTGTCCAGGAGGACTGGGACGGCCACCTGCTGCGCGACGTGGGCGACCGTCACGGCTGGCGCATCGGCGCTGGCCACCGAACCAAGCGAGCCGCGCTGTACGCGCTGCTTGTGGAGTGCACCACCAACCGAGAGAGGAAGGCAGCATGAGCGATCTCACCACGGAGGCCCTGGTGGTCGAGTGCCGCCAGGTGGCGGAGGAGAAGGCCGTGGCCATGGGGAACGCGGGCGTGGCAGACCGGGCCGCGCTGTACGTCGGCTTGAAGTTCGAGGTGTGCACCAACTCCACCTTCGAGTGCCAGGACCCGGGCAGCGGCGGCTCGCTCGACCTCCTGGACACCGTGCTGGACGTGGTCGAGCAGCGGAACCCGGTCGAGTTCTTCCCGCACCGGGACGGCAACGGGAAGCAGACCATCTACTGGCACGCCGTCTAAATCCGTAGAAAAGGCCCCCGGCGAGCGAGATTTCCGCTCTGACCGGGGGCCTTTTTGCTGCCCTGGAGGGCTTCTGTCCCCCCTGGTGGGGGGTGGATTGGTCTCAAGTCTCGCGAGTCTCACGTCTGCGTACGTTATGTGCGACACGCGCCGGACGAGATCATGAGACGCGCGTACCCGTAGCGGGCGTTACGCATCCACGCGCGCGTCCGCGCCCTCGCTCACGGGCACCCGCGTGTCGCCTACGCGCGCGAACCGCCGCCGGCCGAGCGCGCGCACCTTGCCCGCCTCGCCCAGGCCCTTGAGCCGCTTGTACACCTGGGCCCGTGACAGCCCGACGATCTCCATCAGTTCGGGGACCGTGAGGATGCCCGTTGCTGAGTCGTCGAAGGCCCGCAGGACGGCGTCCCGCTCGCGCGCCGGCCGCTCGCCCGGCACGACGATGACCGGCGTGTCCATGCCGATCAGGGCGTCCCACGCCTCCTTCTCCGCCATCTTGGCCAGCTTCCCGGCCGCGACGGCGACCCGACGACGATCGGCCTTCGGGACCCAGTTGCCCTTGCACACGCGCGGGATCTCGTGGGCGGGGTCGCGGAGCCGGAATTCACCGTTGCCCAGGCCCACCGTGGACCAGCCAAGCCGCGCGTCGTTCTGCCACAGGTTCTTGTTCTGCTGGTCGGAGAGACGCAGGGCCACCGTGGAGATCAGCTGGGCCTTGAACTCCGTCTTGCCCATGTCCTCCTTCGTCGGGTTCTGGGTGCCGATGATGATCCGCACGCCGCACTTGCGGGCCTTCTTGGCGATGCGACCCAGGATGGTGTTCAGCCACTTTTCCCAGGTCAGCTGGGCCTCCTTCTCGCCCATGGTCTTCGCGGCCGCGATCAGGTCGGGGAACTCGTCGATGATCAAGAACAGCCACGGCTCGGTGTCCGTCGGCTCGAACTCGTCTGCGTCGTCGTCGTCCATCGAGTCCGATCCCAGACGCTGCTCCCGCACCTCCACGAAGCGAAGCACGGCTTCAAGCACGGTCACCGCGCTGTCGAAGTCCTTGGCCAGCGGCAGGGCCATGCCCTCGCGCCAGGCGTTGAGCGTCGCCCCGCCGGCCATGTCGATCCCGACCACGATGGCGTCCGTCGCGCCGACCACCCAGCGGAGGATGTTGTGGATGAAGCCGGACTTCCCGCCGCCGGTCTGGCCGTAGAGCCCAAGGTGGCTGATGTCCCACTCGACCGGCCGGCCGTCGCTGAAGATCCCCAGCTCCAGCTTCTTGCCCAGGCTGCGGATCGAGTAGGTCCCAACCTCGGGCGCCGGGTGCGCGACGAAGCCGTCGAACGGGTTCTTCGGCATGAAGTCCAGCCACGCCTCGTTCGACTTGTTCGGGTCGCGGTGCGGGAAGATCGAGTCCGGCCGGGCCTTGTAGTAGCTGTGCAGGGCGTCCATGGACCGCTGGAGCGTGGCGAAGGTGGCGGCTTCAGGGAGACGAAGGTGGACCTCCGAGACGCGACCGCGAGACCGCGAGGCGACCACCTTGGTGCCGGCGATCGCCTTCAGGTTGTCCGGGCACCGGTCCCGGTCCGCGATCTTGTTCCACTTCCGCGCGATCTTCTCGGACCGCCCGGCGGACCGGATGCGGCGGTGGTACCACCACAGCCCGCCCAGGACCAGTACCGCGGTCTTCCACCACCAGCCCGTGAACTCGGACCCCCCGAAGGCGGACCGGACCGCGACGTACCCGCCGACGGCGGTACCGAACGCGGCGAGGTAGATCCGCTCCGCGGGCCGGTCCAGTACTCCGTCCTGGCCGCGGTCCAGTCCCGCCGGTACCACCCGGGTCACCACCCGGGACCACCGCTCGTTCAGGACCGGTCCGAAGTACGCCAGGACGCCGGTACCGGCGGGCAGTACCAGCGCCAGCAGGGACCACCAGCCGGGGTCGAAGGCGGACCAGATCGCGGCCACCATCCAGACCAGGAACCCCACCACCAGCGGGGTGAGGGCTCGCCGCCAGCGGAAGGCCAGGATGCGAACTCGCCGGCCCAGCTTCCCCAGCACCCAGATCGAGAACTTCGCCAGGAGGGCGCCTGCCGCGATGTCCAGGGCGCCCCCCTGCTGCTTCGTCTTGCTCACGAGACCTCCGTCTCCTTGGCGAGGGCCAGGAGGCGAAGCGCTCGCCCCGAGCCCACTTCGTGGTCATGCATCACCAGGCGCTTCGAGGGCCACGCGCCGGTCTCCTTGTGCAGGTCGCGGATGGCCTTCACCAGCACGTCGTCCGCGGGGCCGCTGGTCCGGGGTCGGCCAGGCGCACTGGTCCGCCGGACCGGCTCCGCCCTCTGGTCCTCGCGGACCGCGTGTGCCAGCTTGCTCGCCAGGACCCGGTCCGCGAACTCGGTGGACCGGGTCCGGTCCCGCAGCATCGGACCGACCTCGGGACCGTAGAGACCCGCCGCCTGGTCCAGGGACCAGACCCGGACAGGTACCACGTACGTGGCCGGACCGGTACCGACGGTCCGGCCGGCGGGGGCCTGCCCGAGCGAGGACCAGACCGCGTCCCGGACCGCGCGGTCCGGTCCGGTCCGATTGGTGGTGGTACCAGCGGCGTGCCGGTGCAGTACCGCGAGCAGTGCGGCGAGCATCCCGGGCGGTACCGCACCGAGGACCGCGGGGAGCGGGTTCTTCGAGGTGATCCAGTGGTCCACGACGTTGCCGACCAAGGATCCGACGATGGCCGCCAGCGCGAGCGCGCGAGCCTGCTTCCAGGCGGGGGACCGGGTCACCCACAGGTCCATGCCGAAGGCGGCAACGGCGTCCAGGGTCAGCGGGAAGATCCAGGAGAGCTTGCCGAAGCCGGCGTACTCCGCGAGGTGGCGGATCGAGTCGAACGAGATCACGGCGGTGGCCGCGATCGTGATGGCGGAGAAGATTCGCAAGCGCGGACCGGGGTCGAGCACGCTGGGCAGGCGCATGGCGGTGGTCCTCCTGAGTTAGCGCCGGGACCAGTCCTTCGTGCTGGTCCAGCGGGTGGTCCGGTCCGAGACGACGGACCAGGCCAGGGTTCCGATCAAGGCCGCGATCATCAGCCACCAGATGCCGGCCGAAACGCCGACGACGAAGGCGACGAAGAGCGCGAGCCCGGTACCAGTGATCAGCCTCATGGGACCAGGGTACGGTCCGCCCCCTATTTTGGGGGAGAGACTTGCCGCTGAGACCTTGCTGAGAATCGGGGACCGGTCCGGACCGGTCCGATTGACACCCCCCATTTTGGGGGGTTAGACTCGTTCCCGTCAAGCAGTACCGGACCACCAACCCGGAGGAGTACCACGTGGCTGAATCGGACCGCCGTCCCGGAGAGAGCGAGCGGGACTGGCTGAAGCGGCTCGCGGAACTGGGCGCGGAGGCGAAGCGCCGGAGCCGAGACGAAGCGCGGCAGCAGAGCGCGGACGCGGCGGCGGAGGCGCAGGAGATCCGCGAGGCGCTGGGCGATGAGGTGTGGCTGGCCGATGCCACCCGAGATCTGTTCGGCATGTCGCCGGACGAACTGGACGCGGCCCTGACCCGGGCCCAGGACTCCAGCGACTGGAAGAAGCGGGACCAGCAGATCCTGGACGCCTACAACCAGGCCAAGAAGCCCCGCCTGCTGGAGGGCAAGAAGGCCCGGAACAAGCGGCTGAAGAAGCACCTGGAGAAGAACCAGGGCGCGATCAAGGGGACCGCGAAGAAGGGCAAGAACGGGTGCGCCGTGATCGCGGTGGTGCTGCTCGGCACCGGCGGCGGCGCGCTCTACGGCCTGTTCGAGGCGGGCCGGACGATCATCTCCGCCCTGGGCCACTGATCGACCGCGGGCCGTCTGCTCTCCGGGCGGCCCGCGGTCCACGTTCTGTCTACTTTTTGTCCACGTCCCGCGCCGACCGGCGCTCGACCCCCAGGAGCACGACCCCATGGCCCAGCGGATCTTGGACGCCACCGACCTGTTCTCGGGTGGCGGAGGCGCCTCCGAAGGCTTGAAGCAGGCAGGGTGGTGGGTCGCCGTCGGCGCGAACCATGACCCCGTTGCCGTGGCCACGCACAAGCTGAACCACCCCGATTCGGAGTGCCGCCTGAAGGACCTGAAGGAGGTCGACTGGCGCACCTTCCCGAGCACCACCGCGCTGTGGGTCTCGCCGTCGTGCGTCTGGCACGCGCGCTCCGGCGGCCGGAAGCAGCCGCCCGCGGAGGTCGAGCTGCTTCGCGAGGATGAGGGCTCGATCGACCGCGCCACGGCCTTCGCCGTGATCGAGGCGGCGGAGGTCCACCGCTACAAGGTGATCTTCATCGAGAACGTCCCCGAGTTCATGAGCTGGGTGCTCTACCCGCTGTGGCTGGAGATGCTGCGCACCCTCGGGTACAGCGTGGAGGTGCTGCTGCTGGACGCGGCGGACTTCGGGCTGGCCCAGAACCGGAAGCGCATGTTCATGGTCGCCACCTACGACGGCTTGAAGCTCGACCTCTCTCCGGAGCGGCTGACGCGCGGCTTCCAGCCGGTCTACGCCGCGGACATCCTGGACCCGAACCCCGGCAAGCCGATGACGCGCGAGCTGTACATCAGCGACCAGATCGCGGAGATCGAGGAGGAGTACACGCCGCACCTGGTGGTGTACCGGCGCAACGCCCACGCCCTGCGCGCCGACTCCAGCCGGCTGGCGACCATCACCGCGGGCGGGAACCACCACGCGGTGGCCCAGATCCGGGACGGCGTGCGGTATCAGCGGATCATCACCGACCGCGAATGCGCGCGGGCTCAGGGCTTCCCGGACCACTACGTCTTCATCGGCTCGCCGAAGGCCCGCAAGGGCGCGGCCACCGACAAGCTGGTGAAGAAGCAGATCGGGAACGCGGTGCCAGTCGCCATTGCCCGCCGGCTGGGCGAGATCGCGGCGGAGGCTCTTCGCTGACCCATCCGGGTGACCCGATTGACACCCCCCATTTTGGGGGGCATGATTGGGTGGTCAGTACAGGCAAGTCGTCCCGGAGGTCCCGATGGTCAGCACTACCCTCACCCTCACTCGGACGCTGCGGGTCCGCGAAATGGTGCACCCCAACGCCCCGATGCCCGTCCGCCACATCAAGCCGGGCACCCGTGTCACGATCACCTACAACCCCGGCGCCACCAACGCTCGTGTGCACGTCTTCCGCAAGAGCAACGGCGCCGAGATCGACCGCGAGTTTGTCGCCTGCCCCGAGGTCATCACCGAGGACACGGGCGTCACGCTGTGAGCCGGAAGGCCCGAGCCTACTCCCGTGAGGCTCGGGCCTTCCTCTTTCTCTCCCCCCATCTTGGGGGTAAGATCGAGGCCACCAACCACCACCGAACGGGGGCCCATCGTGGGCAAGCCCAAGCACCGCAAGGTCAAGCCGCCGAAGCCCAAGCGTCGGCGCTGGCGTCTCTGGCGCTCGATCTTCCGGCACTACTGGCGCCGCACGAAGGCCCGCCTGAACGGCGCCATCGTGCGCGCCGCCGGGCCCAAGGAGATCGCCCGCGCAAGCCAGGACTACGACAAGGACGGGACGTACATCCGTCCAGTGCTTCGGCCCTACTTCTGGAACCACTACGTCGCTCCAGACGATCTGGAGCGCTATGCGGCCAGCATCGGCGGGTGGGAGTTCGAGTTTGAACTTCTGCCCGAGGGTGGGGAGACCCTTCAGCACGCGGCCTACGACGCGGCGGCTGAGCACTTCGGCCCGTACGTCGACTCTCAGCCGCTGGACTGGATCGAAGCGATCAACGACCGCGCCCGCGCGGTCCTGCCCAACAAGATCACCAACTAGGAGGAGCTGTGCCGGAAAACGGAGACTGGACAGGCGACGGCTGGAGCGAGCCCCACGAGGAGCTGCTTCCTCTCGCCGGTCGAATCGAGCTGCTGGGCCTGACCCTGGGGATCGGCGACACCACCGAGCTGGTCGACCCGGAAGACGAGAACCCGCACCGGCCGCCGGGCGTCGGGATCGTGCCCCTGGTCGCCATGGACCTGACCGGCCACCTCCACGCGGCTGGTCAGTGCCTGCCCTCTCGGACGCCGTACCTGCTCACCTCGGATGCGCTCGACGAACTGATCGATGGGCTGGTCGAGATCCGCAACGTGATGGACACCCGCTATCCGGACCGCGAGCGCCGGAGCCAGTCGTGATCCGGCCCAGATGGTCCTCCCGCTCCGGACGCGGCGGCAGCCTGAATCGCGAGAACACCGACCGCGGGCTGAGGGACATCGTCGCCGAACTCCTGGCCGGCCCCGACCTGTCCGGCGCCGCGTGCACGACCGTGGACCCCGAGGTCTGGTATCCGGAGAAGGGCAACAGCGCTTCGTCCCGGCAGGCCCGCGCGATCTGCCGCGGCGGCGTGATCAACGGCAAACCCGTCCCGCCGTGCCCGGTCCGCGCGGCGTGCCTTGCCCGCGCGCTGGAGATGGGCGGCGAGATCACTCACTACGGCACGTGGGCGGGCTACACCGCGAAGACGCTCAGCCGGATGCGGCACATCCGTGCCGTGCTCCGCCGCGCGTGTCCGCCGGCCGAGTCACGGGACGTGGCGGCATGAGCTGCAAGAAGGTCGGGCGCTACAGCTCGGAGAAGGCGGCCATGGAGGCCGTGGAGCGGCTATGGGCCGCCATTCGCGACGGCCGCGCGAAGTTCCCGATGTACGCCCCGACCGGCGCGGTGTGGTGTTACGCGCACAAGTGCTGGCACACCACCAGCCGGGACACGAAGCCTCGGGGCCGCGGCAAGCGGGGGACCCACAAGGGAATGCGCACCAGTGATCGTCGATTCAGGAGGAAGCGGTGAAGATGATCAGGGGCCTGATCGCCAGGCTGACCGCGCGAATTGCCCGCGCACGCCAGTATCCGGACCGCCGGCTGGCCCGCGCCATGGCCTGCCCGGAGTGTGAGCACAGCACGGTGGAGGCGTCGCCGTGGTGCCTGTGCACGGACCCCGGCTGCCTGTGCGTCGCGCTCCACGAGACCCAGCGATGAGCGGCCAGTGGCTGGCGCCGGTCCGCGGTGCGCACCAGTGCCGCCTGCCGATGCTCCTGCCGTTCCGCGTTCGCACCGGTGACCGCTGGAAGTGCACAACCCGACTCCACGAGGGCGAGGTGTGCGGCCGGATCTGGCGCGTCGTCGACGGGCCGGAGGGTCGCATGTGGGAGTGGGAGAACCCCGACCGGCCGGAGGCGTGGAAGGTCTTCCGGCCCGTCGCTGACGACCAGCTGTGGTACTGGATCATTCATGAGCTGGATCTTCAAACCCCTGACCAGGACGTGTGCGCCGAAACGCTGGTCGAAGTCGTCAGGAAGCACTTCGAGATCGGGAGTAGGCAGTGAGCGAAATCCGAAAGAGGATCAAGGCCCCGACACCGGACGGCTGGCAGGTGCTGGCGGATGCCGTGGACAGGGTGCGCGAGCAGATCCGCGAGTCCTTCGGGCCGCGGCAGGAGGTTCGGCTGGTGACGGATCCCGAGCTGGCCGCCGCTCGGGCCTTGAAGGAGACGCTGGACCAGGTCCGGCCGCTGGTCGTGGAGGCGACGGCGGAGGAGATGGGCGATCCGCACGCGGCGCGCAGGCTCACCGCGGAGGCGCTGAAGAAGCGCATCCGGCAGGACGTGCTGACCCTGTGCGGCTTCGAGGAGGGCGGGGAGGTGACCTACGACGGCAGCGCGAGCAACGACCTGGCCAGCGAACGAGCCGAAGCCATCATGAAGATCATCGAGGCGGTCCGGCTCTCGAACTGGCCGGAGGGCTATGTTCCCCTGGACTCCGACGCCGCGCCGAGCCAACGGCTCCAGGCCATTCGCCAGCACTTGATCAACTTGTGCAAGGAGCGGCCCGGCGAGCCGGGGGAGTTCGGTCGTGCCAGCGAGCGCGCGGACGTGGCTCTGGCCTTCGTCAACCTGGTACGCACCCACCCGGACCCGAGGCGGCTGCTGCCGCGTGGAGACCAGCTCGGAGAATGGCTGCCGCCGGGCACGCCGGTGGTGGTACACCTGGGCGGCTTCGAGCACCCCGCCGTGGTAGAACCCAGCCGGGACACGGTCACCGTGCGGCTGGCGAAGGCGAACGTGGTGACCGAGTACCCCCGGAACCTGATCTCGAAGGAGGGCGAGCCGTGGACGCCGCCGAAGCCCACCAGCGACTGACCCGAGCAACCGGCGGTGGCCCGCCGCCGCGTCCCAATGAGCTGGCCAGCCGGCCGCTGGAGGAGCGCCTGGTGGAGCTGGGCGTGCCGCCGGGGCCCAGCGGCGTGGCGGTCCTCTTCGGGCACGCCACCGCGGCGCTGGAGGAGTTCGTGGACGCCGTGACGAAGCTGGCCGAGGTCGCGGAGGAGGTGACGAACGACGACGGCCGAGAGATCTGGATGACCGCCGGCGAGGTCGAGCTGGACCAGTGGACCCAGCGCCTCACGGACGCGGCTGCCGTCGTTCGACGCCAGCTCGGAGGGGCGTCATGATCTTCTGGCTGATCCTGGCTGGCGTGCTGGGCCTGTTCCTCGGTGCCGCGACAGGCATCGCCCTCATGGCCCGCGAGTCCGGCCGAACCCCGGGCGAGGTCTTGGCGAACCTCTTCGAGCGGTTCACCCGATAGCCAACTGGCCCCCGTCTTGGGGGGTGTGATACTCTCGATCGCGTTGGGTCCGGACGCCAACCCAGCGGGCAGCGATTAGCTACCGCCAGCCACTGGGGGCAACGTCTTACCCCCGACACCGCAAGCCGTCTGACCGCCTCACAGAGGATGGATCAGGCGGCTTTTCGGTGTGTATGGGTTCCCCCAGAATGGGGGGTGAGATAGACTCGCGAGCATGACCGCACCTACCACCCAGATCGAGCGCCCGCGGCGCGTCTACGCGGAGTTCTGGCCGGCCAACGTGCTCATGCCGGACCGCACGATTCGCCGCCGCGTCCGCGCGTATCTGACCGACACCGGCGTGCACCTGTTCTTCACGAAGCCCACGGACGAACTCGCACCCGGCTTCACGGCCCCCATCGACTACGCCGCCACCGAGCCGCCGAACCTCCACGCGTTCAATGTCGGCGTGGACATCGTGCTGGCGAACCAGAAGCACGTGGTCGTGGACGGCCTCCAGGCCCCACCGCTGTTGGTGATCACGCCCACCGGCGGGTGCGGGTGCGGGACGACGCTCAAGACGTGGCGCCCGAGCTGGGCCCACGAGGTCAGCCCTTGGCCCGCGTCGTGATGCGCGAGGGCGTGGTCCGCCGCTTCGTCGCCATGGGGCTGCTCGGCATCGGCTGGGGCATCGTGTGCGATGCGCTGAACGCGGGGACCGGCTGGTGGCTGATGGGCCTCGTGGTGCTGGACCTGACGATTGCCGTCGCCGGGAGCGTTCGGCGCAAGCTCGCGTCTCGGCCGCCGAAGCGCGTTGGGCCGCCGATGGAGTGGATTGACTGATGACGCAACAGATCCTGATGATCCTTCCGTCCACAGAGGACGAAGCGCCCCGCCTGGTCGGACCGTTCCTCACGGAGGCGACCGCGGTGGCGTGGGCAGACGACAAGGGTATCGAGCCCGTCCGCCGGGTGATCCGGCCGCTGGAGTCGCCCACCTCGATCTACGGCTACGGCCGCCACGCGCTCATCCCGAGCCCTACGCCTCGCCGCGTCGTCGCCGAAGCGGTGGCGGACTGGGAGGAGAAGAAGGAGCAGGCCCGGCGCGCTGGCCCGCGTGGCGGGATCTCCTCGATCATGGAGGATATTTACGGCCCGCCCCCGCCGCTCCCGGACATGCCCACGCGGCGGCTCGCCGAAGACAGCGGCGTGCTGTGGCAGCGCGAGCCGGATGGGGCCTGGAAGCCGGTCGCGGAGACGACCAACCCGACGCTCCGGATCGATGCGGAACGCGAGGAGCCGCCGCCGGGCGCCCCACCGCTTACCGGCGGAATCCGGCACTGGATCACGGGGGAGGCCATGGAGAGCGCACCGCGCGAGGTGCCGGACAAGGCGGAGATGGTGGCCACCTGGTCCGGCCGGGTCGCTCGGTTCAACCACGCCACCACCGACGGGCGTGTCCTGGAGCTGAGGGGCGCACTCGCCAGCGACTGGCCACCGCACTTCGCCCGGGTGCCGGTGGGCGTCTGGGTGATGGTGCCGAACGTCGGCGCGCTGCCCGTCGGGCTGTGCGAGCGCGTCCGCGTGGAGGACGGCTGGCTGTGGGCCGAAGGGCGGGTGTCCATCTCGCATCTCGGGCAGGCCGCTCCCAACCTGCTCAAGTACTCCATGCCCGACCCGTTGGACGACACGTACGGCATGATCCCGGCCGCCATCGACGTGACCAAGGGCGTGCACAGCGTCGAAGGTGGTGCGCCGACGATCAGCGGCCCGTGGGAGCTGGATCGTGTCGTCTTCGGCTCGGTGCCCGCCTGGCTGGGGTGCGCCGTCCGCCTGGGCACGGTGGAGGCGGTTCTCCGTGGCTGACCTCCCTCCCCGGCTGCTCCGGCTGTACTGGTGCCCGCTGTGTGGCCGCCACGAGATCACGGCCCAGGCGTGGCACATTCCGTCCGGCGAGCTGAGTGGCCGGTGCCCGATGACCATGCGCGCGGTGGAGTATGAGCTGGCCGTGGATCGGGACTTCCTCGCCGCGCGGGCCTACGAGGCGGCCGAAGCAGCGAAGCGAGCGCAGTCATGATCACCTGGGCACTGAACCGATGGGGTCGCTTCGTCGGCTGGCTGAAGACCGGCACCTGGTGCCAGCACGAGGACTGGACGTACTGGTACATGGTTGACCTCGGGCGCGAGAAGATCCGGTTCTGCAAGCGGTGCGGCTGGATGGAGACCACGAACCACCCGTGGCAGGGCTTCCTCCGGTGGCCGCGATGACGGATCGGATCTTGATCGACTGGGACGAAATCGACTCGCACGGCCTGCCGCGCTGCCCCTTCAGCTACCTGTTCCCGGAGCCTCCGACCGCCTTCATGCTCGCGGTCGTCGGGACCTACCTCCGCGACCGCGAGCGTTACCGGGCCGTCCTGATAGACGCCGTGGTTCGGCAGATGAGACTCACCGGCGACCGACTGACGATCGTGCACCAGTTCGACGGCGGCGAGCGCCCACGCCTGCTTTCGTCGTTCATCACCACCACCAAAGGAGAAGGATCATGATCGAAGTCCGCATCCGTCACGAAGAGGACCCGCACGCCGTCCGGCTGTTCGACTGGGACCCGACCGACATGGACGGCGTCGTCCGCGCACTGCTGGATCAGGGCGTCCGGGACAGCGAGGGGCACCAGTACGCCAGCCGGGAGCACTTCACGACGGAGATCGTCTACGAGGACGGCGAGGCGTACCTGGAGGTCGTTTTCGGTTTCGGAATCTCCGCATGAGCACGCCGGACCCGGTGGATGGCCAGGTGGAGCTGGTCCGCGCGCTCGACCCGAGCCAGCGGGAGGAGACGTGATTGACCTCCTCCGGCTGGTCGCCCTCCTGGCGAGTCTCCTACTCCCCGCCGTTCTGCTCTTCGCCGCGATCGCCCTCTGGAGCCGACGATGAGGCGCCGGGATGGCTGCTGCTCGATGTGCTCGGGGGGTGGGATGTCCGGCGAGGAGTGCACCAGCGGCGTGTGCTGGGACTGCCAGGGCACGGGCCACCCGCACCTCGGGCGCTGCCGCTCGCGCTTCCTGGACTGGTGGCACGTCCATGAGTCCATCGTGACGCTGGTCGCGATGCTGTGGACGATCGCCACCACGGTGCTGTTTCTGGCGCTGCTCCCCCGCGACGCCTACGCCTGGGCCTGCTGGGTCTCCCTGGGCCCGACGATCGCCGTCATCCCCGCCTGGATGATCTTGGGCACCGCGTCGGACCGGCAGATCCAGAAGCACGGGCTCCCGCCGGCCAAGCAGGTGAGCCGGTGAAGACCTGGACGGAGTACGCGGTGCGCGTCGTGACCGGCTCGGGCGAGGTCATTCACCACCAGATCGACGGCCCCGAGCCCGAGCAGGTCGCCCAGTACGCCCGCCGCCGCGCCGACGACGGCTCGAACCGGATGGTGGCCGCCATGGATGCGCTCCGCACCCGCACGGTCCGAGCGACGGAGTGGCGCCATGCCTGACTGGATCGGATGGGTGGTCATCGTCGCCTCCGTAGCCTGGCTGGGGTGGTGCATCTCCGTGCCGGTCCGGATCTGGCTGGATGAGCGGCGGTACCACCAGTAGTGACCGATGGGACCCGGGCGAAACCGGAGGGCCGGGGCTGACGCGGTAGAGGGCTGAGCCCGCGCAAAGCAGGAGAGACCGGGGCAGGGTGGGACGACAGGAGATGATCATGCGTGGGTGGAGCACACAGGGCGCCCGAAGGGCCCGAGGAAGAGGACGTGGAGAGAGCCGTCCGGAGGGCCTTCCTCGCTGGACTGGTAGCCGGGTGGGGCCTGATCCTGCTCGCCTGGATCGTCGTGCTGCTGGCGACCAGCTGAGCGACGACGTGCTGGACGCCATCGCCGTCTTCCGGATCGTCTGGTTCCTCCAGCGCGACAGCCTGATCGAGAAGCAGCGCGAGATGATCATCAACCGCTACGGCGGCGGCTACCTCCGCCTGGGCGAGCTGCTTCAGTGCCCCTGGTGCCTGTCCATCTGGGTGGGTGCCGCGGTCGTGCTCGCCCGCGCGGCAGCCCCACGAGTCTGGGGCATGATCGCCCGTGGTCTGGCATTCTCAGCTGGAGCCGGGGTGATCACCGGCCTGGTGGACCGGCTGGATGACTAACGCGGAAAGGGTGCGTTAATGGCTCTCTGGAAGCGACGGGAGAAGCCCTCGCCCCGCGTGATGACCGCCGCCGGCCGGGTCGTCGACCTCCGCGACCGGGAGACCGTTGCCACGCTCGCGATGACCCGGATGGCCTGGCAGGCCGTTGCCTGGAACTACCGGAACTCGATCGGCGAGCTGGGCCAGGCCCTGCGGATGAAGGCCAACTTGCTGTCCAAGCTCGGCTGGACCGCCGCCTACCAGCCGCCCGGCGAGGATGAGCCAATCCTGCTCACCGGAGATCCCGAGGAGGACAAGGACGAAGACGGGAAGCCCTACGTCCCGCCGCACGTCGCGCAGGCCGCGATCGAGTGCCTTCAGCAACTGCCCTGGGGGAAGGGCTACGCCTTCACCGGCCGGATCTCCACCGGCTTCGACGTGCCGGGCGAGGTGTGGCTTCACGGCTTCCCCGACCCGGAGACCGGCGACGAGACCTGGGAGGTGCGCTCCAGCTCGGAGGTCACCCCGAGCAGCGGCGGCGGGCTGCTGGTCACCACCGTGCCGGGCAAGCCACCCCGCGACCTGGACCCCGATGAGGAGACCCTGATCCGGCTGTGGGTCCCGCACCCCGAGTGGGGCGAGCTGTCGGACTCACCGCTGCGCACCAACCTGGACGTGTGCGAGGACGTGGTGCTGGCCGGCCGGGAGATCCGCGCGGCCGCTATGAGCCGGATCGCCTCGAACGGCATCCTCTTCGTCCCCGAGGGCATGGCCTTGGTCAAGCCTGACCAGGAGGTGGTCCGGCCGAACGAGAACGGGTTCGCGGCCGCCTTCACCGCGAGCATGACCGCGCCGATCAACAACGAGGGTCACGTGTCCGCCGTGGCCCCCATCCTGATCTTTGGCGACCCGGAGGACGGCCAGGCCATTCGGCACATCACGATGGACCGGGCGACCGCGCCGGACCTGATCGAGCGGCAGAAGGCATCCCTGGACCGCCTCGCCGACTCCATCGACCTGCCGCGCGAGGCCATGCGGGGCAGCATCGGCGAGGCGAATCACTGGAGCGCCTGGCTCATCGACGGCCAGACCTTCGAGAACCACCTGGAGCCCGGCGCCCGCATGATCGCCGACTCCATCACCATGAGCTACATGAAGCGGCGCCTCACCATGAGCACCGCGGACGGCGGCTGGGGCCTGTCGCTCGAAGAGGCCAGCCTGGTGCGCTGCTGGTTCGACGCCAGCACCATCACCCGGAACACGAACCGCTCCGCCGATGCGGACGCCGCGATGGACCGGGGCGCCATCAGCTACGACGCCTATCTCAGGGCGAAGGGCTTCGACCCGGCGGACAAGGCCGATGAGGAGGACATTCAGCGCCTCATCGCGGTGAAGAGCGCGGCACCTCAGGACGCCCTGGGCAAGCTGATGGAGGCGGTGGCGGGCATCAAGGCCGATCCCCAGCCGAAGCCCATGATCGTGCCGGGCCAGGTCGTGCGTCCCGGCCAGCAGCTACCGCCGGGGGCGCCGACGGATGCGGACCAGAACACCCCGCCGCCTGCTCCCGGCCGCGGTCCCGCGCAGGGAACGCCGCCGGTGCCGACAGGCGCCCGGACGGCGGCGGGTGCCAGCGATCCGCAGGGGGTACTCGATTCAGTACGGATCATCGACGGCGAGGCGCTGGCGGACATCGACCGGCAGCTGATCGAGGCGATCCGGCACGCCGCGGAGGCCGAGCTGGCGGCGGCCCTGCGGAAGGCCGGGAACAAGATCAAGGCCCAGGCCCAGGGCAAGGACCCCGAGTTGGCCCGCTCGCTCAAGGGGATGGAAGCCACCATGGTGCCGTCGTACCTCACGGCGAACGGTGGCGGCGAGCGCTTCCTGGAGCTGGGCCTGACGGAGGAGGTGCTGCTGGCCGCCGCCTTCGCCTACCTCCAGAGCAAGTTCGCCAGCTGGACCGGGGCCGCGATCAAGGACGCCGTGCTGGCCGCCTCCGCGATGCTCGCCTTCCCGCTGGTCACCACCCAGGCCCTCGCCTCCGCCATGGCCGAGCGCATCCCTGCCGCCTGGAAGCGCCTGGAGTCCAGCCTCCGCGCCCGCGCGCTGTCCGCGCTCTATGGCCGCCGGGGTGACACGCTGCCCCAGGGCGAGGTGCCGGACACGATCATCCTGCCCGGCGACATTCGCGAGGCCCTGGCCGAGATCGGCGGCCCGACGACCGGCAACGGCCCTGGCGGGCTCGCGCTCGGTGGGGACATCCTGCGGGAGATCGACCAGCGCGCGGTGACCCTGGGCTTCACCTGGCGCTACGGCGTGACGCCGCGGGCGCGCTCCTTCCACCCGCATCGGCAGCTGGCCGGCGAGCGCTTCGAGTCGTACACGGATCGCCGGCTGGTGCCCACCCCCGAGTACGCCTGGTTGGGCCCGCACATGCACCCCGGCGACCACCATGGATGCATGTGCGACGCCGTGCCTGCCTGGGCCGTCGGCGAGGCGGACGCAGCGGCCGCGGAGGTCGTCGGCCAGGAGACCGCGGGGATGCGCAGCGAGCGGCTGCTGGCCGAGCTGGACGACGCGGCCGGCCGGGTGGGCACGCACAGCCAGCGCACGCGGGATGAGCGCGCCCGTATGGTCGAAGTCCAGCAGGCGTGGATCGAGCGGAGGGCGCCGCGATGAGCATCTTCAAGCACTGGCGTCGCCTGACCGCGCCCGAGGTGGACATCACACCCCGCGTCCGGCCGATCGCCTACACCCCGCGGGCCGAGCCCCAGGACGGGAAGGTGCCCGGCACCGCGGGGTTCGGCCTGGCGGAGGCCCGGCAGGTGCTGGAGGAGAACCGCGCCTTCGCCCCGCATTGCGACCAGCGCATCCTCCACGCCCCCGGCGAGTGCTGGGCGTGCGACCTCTACCCGGACTGGCAGGCCCTCCGCGAGAAGTGGGGGATCTGCTTCACCGGCCAGAGCCCGATGGCCGGTGGCCTGGTGTGGAAGGAGCTTCCGTGCCCCGCCGACTACAACCGGCCGCCGGGCTCGAAGTCCGATCACACTCAGTGGGGACCGAACCAGGCCCAAGGGGAGCGACCGTGACACTTGAACTGCCACCCTGGCCGCGCGTTGGGGATCTCGTTCACTACGTCAGCTATGGCACGCCGGGCGGCGAGTACACCTCGGAGTGCCGGGCCGCGATCGTGGCAGCCGTGCCAGGTCCGGACGACCCGGACAGCCGGAACCTCGCGCGTCCGGTCGACCTGTGCGTCCTGAATCCCTCCGGCCTGTTCTTCAATCGGTGCACCGAAGACGACCGGGAGACGCCCGCCGGCGGCACCTGGCACAGCATGGAGGCGTGCGATGCCTGAGGTGAAGCTCGAATGGATCGACTGGACCGACCTGAAGCAGGCGGCCCGCGCCATCGCCGCGGCCGGCGCGGAGATCCAGACCGGCGGCATGATCGCGCTGATCCCCGACAACCCCCAGGCGTTCACCGTGCCCGGCGGCGATCCGGCCGCGACCATGCACATGACGCTGTCCTTCCTCGGTGACGTGTCCGAGCTGGACGACGCCACCCGCGAGGAGCTGGTGAGGCGCGTCCAGGTGCTCGCCGCCGACAACGGCCCCGTGGAGATGCGCGTCCAGGGCGTTGGCATCTGGAACCGCGACGGCGGGGACACCGGCAACCGCAAGCCGTCCACGAACACGCTTCTCCAGCCGACCGGGGAGGCCCTGGGCATCCGGGACTACGCCCACGAGATCGGCCGCGACGCCCTCGGGGCGCGCTACCCGGAGCAGTTCGAGCCGTGGGCGCCGCACATCTGCGCCGGCTACGACCTGGACCCCACGGTCCTGCCGAAGCACGACGGCATGGTGCGCTTCTCGAAGGTCCGGCTCGCGCTCGCGGGCGACGATCAGGACTTCGTGCTGGCCGGCCCCTCGCGGCTGGACGAGTCGACGGCGGGCAGCCGGTACTCGAAGATCGGAGTGGTGGAGATGACCGACACGAAGACCGACGTGCGCCCGAAGGCCCCGGCCGACGTGGACGCCAGCCAGCGGCCCGGCGAGGTCAAGCTGGGCCAGGTGCGCGAGGACGGCACCGTGGCCGCGTTCTTCCCCTGCCTCGCCGTGGAGGGCATGGAGACCGCGGACGGCCGGTACATCGAGCCCGGCGCACTCGAAGTCCGCACGCCGCCCCTGTCCGTCTTCGCCCAGACCGTCAATACGGGCAAGGGCGGCCACTCCGGCGCGGAGATCTCCGGCAACCTCACCGAGGCGTGGAAGATCCCCGGCCCCGAGTTCATCAGCCGGCAGACCGGCGAGCCGCTGCCCGAAGGCACCTTCGTATGGCAGGGGCGCGGCGAGGTCGACACCAAGACGACCGGCGGCGAGCTGTTCCGCAAGAAGTACCTCCGCGGCAACAGCGTGGACCTGTCCGAGGTCGACGCCTACGACGATGTGACCTTCGAGGATGAGGCCGAGCACCACCGCGTCGTGGTGACGAAGGGCTTCATCAGCGCCACCACGCTGTGCGCCATCCCCGCCTTCCCCGACGCCTACGGCGAGATCGAGGGCGAGGAGGGCGGCTACAGCGCGGCCATGGCGGCCCGAGAGCTGGAGCTGGACGAGAAGTACCCGAAGACGATCGAGGGCCTCCAGGCGTTCCTCCGGGACCGCGGCATCCAGCCGGTGGTGGCCAGCGTCTCGATCCCCGAGCTGGGGGACGCGTGCTCGCCGTGCCTGGCGTCCGGCAGCGAGGGCGAGCTGGGCGACTGGTTCGGCCAGCGGCCGGCCGGAATGTCCGTGGAGGAGTGGCGCGCGAGCAACGGCTTCGGCACGCTGCCGCCCGCCCTGCGCAAGAAGGCGGAGGAGAAGAAGGCGGCCGCGAAGGACGGCGACGAAAAGGACCCCGATGACGACGGCAAGCCGGACTTCCTGAAGAAGAAGATCGCCAAGGGCAACGCCCGCACCGCGTCCGGCGCCGGCTACCCGCCGATCGACTGCTTCGCGAACCCCGGCTTCTCCGAGCCCACCCCGCTCACGATCGAGGGGGACCGGATCTTCGGCCACATCGCCGTCTGGGGCACCTGCCACATCGGCATCTCCAAGCGGTGCACGCCGCCGCCGCGCTCGAAGAGCGACTACGCCTACTTCAATGTCGGGGCGAGGCGCGTCCAGGACCACGACGGCGCGGTGCGCACCGTGGGCGTCGGCCACCTGACCATGAACACCGGCCACGCCTCGCTGTCGGCGAGCCTGGCGGAGACGCTGGCGCACTACGACAACACGGGCACCGTGGCCGCGACGGTCTCGGCCGGCGAGGACGCGCACGGGATCTGGATCAATGGCCTGATCGAGCCGGACCTGTCCGAGCGCGACCGCGAGCGCCTGGCCGCCGCCCCGCCGTCCGGCGACTGGCGAGCAGTGGAGGGCGCGCTGGAGCTGGTGGGCGTGCTCGCGGTGAACGTGCCCGGCTACCCGGTGCCGCGGGCTCGCGTTGCCTCCGCCGCGCCGGACGTGCCGGTCGCCCTGGTGGCCGCCGGGGCGACGAAGCCGGCGAGCGCGTTCGGGCCGGGCGGGATCGACCTGGACGATTTCGCCAACCGGGTGAGCGCCAAGATCCTGAACGCGCTGGCGAAGGTGGCCCCCGAGGTGCTGGCGGCAGACCCCGAGCTGGCCGGCCAGCAGGAGGCGGCAGCCCTGGCGCTCCGGCAGCTCGAAGCCACGGAGGCGATGCGCCCTTTTTCGGCGACCCCGGCGACGGGGAACTGACCGCGGACGAAGCCGTGGCCGTCGACTGGTTCGCCGGCCAGGTGACGGATCAGGAGCTGGCCGAGGTGCTGGGGACGGGGATCGAGCCCGGCACTCCGAAGGTGTCGTCTTGGGCCGACCTGGAGCGGGCCGCCACGTTCAACTGGGTGGACAAGGTCGGTGGCCTGCCGAAGTTCATCAAGCGGATCAAGAATCACCTGGTCAAGAAGGGTATGGCCACCTCGCGCGCCATCGCCACCGCGGTCAACGTGGTCAAGAAGATGTGCGCCAGCGGAGACACGAACTGGCCCGGCAAGCAGAATGTGAACGCAGGCAGCAGGGCGGAGGCGTGCGGGGCGGTCGCCGACTGGGAGCGGAAGAAGGCCCAGGCGCACGCGGACTGAGGGGAGCGCGTGCCGGTGATCAAGTCGAACCAGCACATCGGTTTCCGGCACCATCTCTCCATGACGCTGGCCGTCGGGGACATCGTGCTGGCGATCATGTACCTGTTCCCCGGAATCCTAACCCCTGCAAGACCGACCACCACTTTGATCGTGCTCGAACTGGCGCGCGTGGGTCCGATCTGGACGATCACCTTCGGACTTGCGGGCATTGCCGTCATCGCGGGCCTGTCGGTGCATAAGCTGCTTCATGTGGCACACGCGGCCACAGGGAGTGCCTGGGTGGGCTTCGTGTTCGCCCTGATCCTGTCGGCGGTGGCGAACCACGGAACCTTCCTCCTCCCAGCGGTGTGCGCGGTGGTGGCGGCAGTGAACTTCGTGCTGGCGGTCGCCTACTCGCACGACGTGGGGAGAGAGGAGCCCTAAGTGGATCTGACCCTGCTCGGGGGCCTGGGCTCGTTCTTCTTCATGGCCGCCTCCTTCGTGGTCGCGACGCTGACGTTGCGGGCCAGCAGGAAGTCCAAGGAGGCCGTGGACGCCCGTGAGACTGCCGAGCTGGGTATCGTGATGCTCCGCTGGTCGAACCAGGTGCGGCGCCTCGCCGCCGCGAACGGGTGGGACCAGGACCCCGCCTGGCCGCCCATCCCGGTCGAAGCTACCCCCGAGTACCTGCGCGGGAAGGCATCCGCCACCGAGAACGACGACCTGGCCAAGTTCATCGAGACCGTACAGAAGTTCACCAAGGGTGACGCGAAATGACCGTGACGGAGCTGCCGACCCAGGCCAGCAGGAAGCCGCGATTCCGGCTCCCCTCCACCCGTGCGCTGGTCGCGGTCGCTGTGCTCGCCCTGGTCGGCTTGCTCGCCGTCTTCATCATCGCGCTGGTCACCGGCCAGAATGCGAAGGACGAAGCCCAGACCGTCGCCCAGGACACCGCGCCGGCCGTGCTCACCCTGGACGTGCTGTGCAAGCGCAACGACCAGCTGGGCACGGACCTGCGCAACGCGGGCGCGTGCGGCGAGAAGATCGACAAGGCGAAGAGCGCGGTCGACGGTCAGCCATCCCCGGCCGTCGCGGCGCCCAGCCTCACCCGCGACGACGTGACCGCCATCGTGAACGGTCAGCTCGCCGGCAAGACGGTCACCGTGGACCAGGTGCTGGCCATGGTGACCCAGGTCTACAACGCGAACAAGCCGAAGGACGCCCCGCCGCCGACCGCGGACCAGGTGCTGGCGGCCGTCCAGGCGGTGTGCGGCTCCACGGAGTGTCGCGGCGAGCCTGGCCGCAACGGCGATCCGGCACCGCCGGTCACCGATGACCAGCTCTTCGCGCAGGTGGCCCGGTACTGCGCGGGCCCCGACGCGCCGTGCAAGGGGCAGCCGGGCGAGAACGGGCGCGACGGCGTCTCGGTGACGCGGCAGTACTTCGCCCGGGACGACCAGGGCGTGTGCCAGACCATGGTGGACTTCTCGGACGGGCGCACGGGGATCATCCAGGGGCCTGCTGGTGACGCGGCCTGCCCGCCGCTCGCCCCGCCGACGACGCCCACGGGGTAGCCTGGCGAGGTCGACCAGGCCGTACACCTTCGACGCGACGAAGCCCCCGCCGGGGTGACACCTGGCGGGGGCTTCGATCGTTCAGGCGTTGCGCAAGGCGTGGGCGACAGCGCCGAACGCCTCGGAGGGGCCGCCGAACTCTTCGCCGTTCACGTACCAGTTCCGGCAGCCGAAGCCGAGCACGTCGACGGCGCGCTGCCGGATGATCAGCGTATCGCCGACGAAGTAGCGCGACTCGATCACGATTCCCGTGTCGGTCTCCGCGTTGTCCTTGCCCTCCTGGTCGGTGGTGACCGTGAGGCCGAGCGCGGCCGCGATGCGCCGGACGGCGGGGTTTTCGACGGCGAGGCGGGTGTTGGACATCTGCTGACCTCCGGAGGTTCGATGCGAGGGAAGGTGTGACGGCCGGACTGGGTGGTGGCCTGGGCGTAAAGACGCCCGCCCCACCTGGATCGCGGCCCCAGTCCGGCGGCCACTTCTCCATCATGCCCCCCATTTTGGGGGGTGTCAATACCCGGGCACGAAGAAGGCCCCGAGGGCTCTCCCCCCTCGGAGCCTTCTGAAGTGTCGGACCACCAGCCGACACGCGGAGCCTACGCGCCCGCGTCGCTCTCCTCCGCCTTCTCGGGCTCCGGCGTGGCGGACCTCCGGCGGCCACGCCCGGAACGCGGCCTTTCCGTCTCGGCCGGCTCCTCACCCTCCGGGCGCGCGGGCGCCGTGGAGAGCAGACCCAGACCCTGCTCGAAGCGCTGCATCGCGCCCACCATCTCCGCGCTGTTCGGGTCGAACGCCTCCTCCGCGGCGTCGGCCACCGCCTTCAGCCGATCCACGACGGCCCGCAGGCCGGTGCCCTTCTGTGCTCCCACGGCATCGAACCGCTTGGCGTGCTGCCCCATGGCTTCCTCCTTGTCCCCCCCTAGATTGGGGGGTACGATCGGGCCTGATCACTACCTACCACCGAGGAGCGACATGCTTCCGATCATCACCGTTGGCTTGAGCGATGCCGCCCGCGCTGCCATGGAGCGTATCCCGGGCGAGCGCGGCCAGGCGCACTATGCGACCGCCGAAGAGGCGCTTTGGGACTTCGGGTCCGTCTCGAACCCCACCGTGGCCCAGATCAGCCTGGACGCCCGCGGGCGGCTGTGGAGCTGCCACGTCTTCTACGGCGACCGCGCGCTGGGCCCCATGCTGACCGCCACGAAGGAGTCCACGGTCCCCACCCGCGTCCCGGCGCAGGGTCTCAAGGCAGTCATCACCGACACCCTGGGTGCCGACCCCCGCACGCCGGTGCGCGTCGTGGAGGGGCAGCCCGAGAACCGCATCCCGCCGCACCTCGCGGGCATCGAGGCGGTGAAGCTGCTCCAGGCGGGCGTCTTCCTGGTCGTGGATCAGCTGAAGGCGAACCCGACCTGGCCCGCCGCGGTGGGGATGATGCTCGACCGGGCGGAGTCAACGCCGGAACTCGTGGACCCCGACTTCGTGCCGGGCGCGGAGGCGCGCGTGGAGCTGAAGAAGCTGGAGGAGCTGAAGAAGCGCGGCCAGACGCGACCGGGTCACTTCGAGGGCCGGGACGCGGCGCTCCGAGGCGGGGGGCTGCTGCCGTGAACGGTGAGACCTTCCTGTGGGTGCTGGTGTACGCCGTCGTCGGTCTGGTCGTGCTCGCGCTGGCGGCCGCCATCATCGTGGGCGCCATGAGGTCCGCGCGACAGGTGGATGGGTACGCGGTTCACCTCCAGGTGGACGACCACGTCTCGGTGATCGCAAAGGTGACCACCGAGGGCGCCGCACGCGAGGTCGTGAACACCTGGGCGCCGGACGTGATGAAGCCGGGGCGTCTGCGGTGAACGAGTGGCCGGGGTGGAACATGCACGGCTGGTGGATCGGGCCGGCCGAGCTGGAGCCGGAGCACCGGCCGCCGAAGGCGCCGTGCGGTGGTCCGGGGAAGTGCGTGATCTGCGGGGATAAGATCAAGTGGCCGATGCCGCATCCGGATGGCCTCCCGCTCTCCCGGTGCAACTTCTGCGGGGCGACGATCATCTGGGCGCTGACCATCCCCAACCCGAACGCCCGCACCGCGGCCAAGCGCCGCGAGCAGGAACGCATCCCCTTCGATGCGGTGGAGTCCGAGCACGGCCTCCACGCGCTCACGCGCACTGCGCAGGGGCCGCCGCTGTGCGGGCCGATGACGCGGGTGAAGGCGGCCGCGTTCCGGGCCGCCGGCCAGAAGACGTACCAGAAGCACGTGAAGACCTGCCCGAACGTCGCGAAGTGGCCGAAGGGCGTGTACATCGTGGCCGCGCGCGAGAGGGGTAAGGCGTGACGGATCAGCTGACGGCGCCGGTGGATGACCGGTGCACCGCCGCCCACGAACTCGGGCACGCCTTCGCGCTTCGAGCGGCGGGGCTCACGGCCGACCGTCTGACCGTCCGGCGCATCATGGGCGGCGGCTGGTGCACGGTGAAGGAGGACTTTGTCCGGGCGGATCAGCTGTGGGATTACGCGGTGGGTCTGGCGGCCGGCCGGGCGGCGGAGGAGATCTACCGCGCGGACACGGGACTGGCCGGGCCATGGTCGTGGGGTACCTCGGGTGATGAGGAGCTGTTCGCCGACCTCTTCGTGCCGCGCGAGGACCAGTCCTACCTGACCTCGGGTACGTGGGAGAGTGCCCTGGTGAACGCCCATTCACTGCTGACCGGCGAATGGGAGGAGCTGGAGCCGCTGATCCTGCCGCTGGCCCGTTCCGGAACGCTCAACGGAATCCCGGCGTAAGCTCTAGGCGGGCTACAGATCCGGGTTCGAATCCCGGCCCCCTCGGGGTGTGGTGTAACCAGGCAACGCGGTAGCAGGCAAGGCCCCCGGTCGTCCACCCGGGGGCCTTCGTCTTGCCCTCCAAATCGGCCTTGACACCCCCCATTTTGGGGGGCATGATGGACGGCATCCCCACCACCGAATCCCAGGAGGCGTCCATGCCCACGTACCCGCCGGCCGAAAACCCCCGGCTCACCCCCGTGTCCACGTCGAACCAGCTCCGTGAACGCCTCGTGGAGCTGGCGGAGACCGCCGCCGTGCCGAATGTCCGGATCACCACCCGGCTGACCGTGGACGGCGCCAACCTGTACGCGTCGATCATGTGCGTGCGCGAGGCGTTCGCGGAGCAGCTGATCACGGCGATCCGGCGCGAGGCTACGGCGGAGTTCGGCGAGCAGGGCAAGCAGCTGACCGCGCGGCGCGAGGGCCCGCACATCCACGTCTTCCTGCCGCTCCCGAAGTCGGACGCCCAGCGCGGCGCTCAGTTCCTGTCCTCGCTGGCCACCCCCAAGACGGAGTTCTGATGATCACGAATGTGTTCATCAGCACCGATCGGCAGGCCGTTGCCTACGAGGTCGACAACGGCGACGGCGGGATCTTCATCCAGCAGGTGGGCTACGAGCACGTGGACGAAGTCGAAATTCTCGAAGGTGACTGGATCGCCCTTGGGACGACCGGACGGGAGCACTGATCATGGCGATGGATCGCTACGGCATCGACGTGAAGGCGGAGGCTCGCGCCATCATGGGCAACACCGAGGAGCACGCCCAGCTGGTCGAGCGCACCGCGAAGGCGATCTTCCGCGGCAAGCACGACCCGACCGTGTCCACCGATGAGGCGCGCGTCTGGGAGTCGCTGTGGCAGGAGGCCGCGCCGGAGAAGCGCATCCGCTGCCGGAACCAGGCGCGGGCCGCGCTCGCGGCCTCCGAGCTGCTGAAGCGGATCGAGGAGCTGGAGCAGCGGATCAGCGCGGCGCGGCGCGAGCTGGCGTACCCCGGGGGCGGCGAGGCGCGTCACCTGGCGAATGCCATGGATCGAGCCGAGAGGGTGCTTTCGAAGCAGCTTCCCGTGCCCGACCCGATCTCGATCAAGCCCTAGGGGCGCTCATCGCGCGCCCCGCTACCGCAGGAGGTGACGCGATGAAGGACTGGACGGATCTGGCCGCGTGCCGAGGGATGGACCCGGAGCTGTGGTTCCCGCTGGGCGACGGCGCTCCGGCGCGGGCGGTGTGCGCGCGCTGCCCGGTCGCGGACGCCTGCCTGGCCTGGGCCTTCGAGATCGGCGCCACGGACGGCATCTTCGCCGGCCTGGATGCGGAGGACCGCCGCGCGCTCCGGCTCGCGGCTCGGTAGCGAAGTCCCCTGGATGCTTCCCCCATCCGGGGGACTTCGTCATGCCCGCCGGACTGGGCATTGACACCCCCCATTTTGGGGGGTAGATTCGGTTAGGTCAGCAACACAGAAAACCACCCGGAGGTCCAGATGTTCCAGCGCTTCGCCGTCACCTACACCACCAGCGACAACCCCAACGAGTGCTACACGACCAGCCTGGTGGACCTGGAAGACGGCGACGCCCGCGAGATCGTGGCCCGGCAGATCGCCTGCCGCCGCTACGGCCGGGCCACCATGGCCGACCACGTGGAGGTGGAGCTGACCCCGATCGGCCAGCCGACCACCACCCCCTGACCCCAACCCCCCAGGGC